TTTGTATCGTTTTTTATCATTAGATAATTACTTCTAAATCACTGATTATAAAGGCGATAGTACTTGCGTGCTCCTTATTATAGTGTTACCTTAGCAGTACAATTAGAAACAAAGAACATTCAAAAAAAAAAGATTATGAACGAGCAAATTCAGAACATTCTCAACGAGAACGGAACAAAGACTTCAAAGATTCAGAAGCTCCTTAGCCTTGGACTTACACGCAGACAGATTGCAGACCTTGTAGCAAACGGAAACTACGGATTTGTGCAGAACGTTTACAAGCGCATGATGCAGGGAATCACACAGAACGCAGCACAAGCAGCGACAACAGTCCTTCCACAACTCGACTACACTTTCAACCGCAACTTCGGTATCGAGATTGAAGCTTACAACTGCACACGTGAACGCCTCGCAAGAGAACTTACCGCAGCAGGCATCAGAGTTAACGTTGAGCGTTACAACCACAACGACCACAACGACCATTGGAAGTTGGTTACCGACAGCAGCCTTTCAGGCAACAACACCTTCGAACTCGTTAGCCCAATCCTCCACGGAGAGCAAGGAATTGAGGAACTTGAAAAGGTCTGCTGGGTCCTCGACCTCTGCAACGCTAAGGTTAACGACTCCTGCGGACTTCACGTTCACATGGACGCTGCGGAGTTCGACCTTCAGACTTGGAAGAACCTTATAATAACTTACAAACGCCTTGAGAATGTAATCGACCACTTTATGCCACAGAGCAGACGAAACAACCGCTACTGTAGGACCATTGCCACCATTTCAGAGATAGCAATCAACCGAGCTTCTAACATTAGCGACCTCAGAGCTGCTTTCGCTAACAACCGCTACCACAAGATAAACCTTGAAGCCTACGCACGCCACCGCACGGTTGAGTTCCGCCAGCACGGAGGTTCAACGAACTTCACAAAGATGTCTGCTTGGATTCATTTTCTCGCAAAAATGATTACCTTTGCAACGCAAAGCAAGGTGAAAAACAACACCACCTTGCAGAATATTCCTTTCCTTACTGAAAGCGAAAAGTTATACTTCAGATTAAGAACAAAAAAATTAGCAGCATGTTAACAACTTACAGGCTGAAGGGTGGCGACAAAATCG